ACATTAGACGAAGACGATAAAGCGATACGAATACTTAAAGTGGTATGTCCGAGTACAAAGAACAATTATTTCCTTCGTATTCCCGTAGATAGCCATTTCAATACTTGTGAGAAGGCGAGGCAAGGTACTTTCAACGGGTTTGATGTACAGGCAAGTACTATTAAGTTTGAGGTTGAAACATAGTAACACCGCCAATCCCCTTTGGCGTGAGTGCAAGGCGTGGCGTGTAAGTTTAAGGCGAAGGTCTTATACGCTACGCCTTATTTGTTATAAGTCTATTGTTCAACGGGTTGAATATGAAAGGGGGTGATAATATGAAACCTTTGACACAATGTCCGAATTGCCTTAAATGGTACGAGCCGATACTTGAACGCAAGGCGAACGATAACAGGTCAATACAAGAGCAGTACCCGAACGCATTACCATACGAACGGGAACAACTGATAACGGGGTTATGTTCTGACAAGTGTTGGAACGAGTACCTCGGTCTTGGTGAGGAGATGATATAGTATGAGGACAAAATGGTTTTGTAATTGTGATAACTGCAAGTATCAACGAAGGTTGGACAAGTACCGCAAGAAACAAACAGGGAAGAAACTAAAGAGGTATCAAGTACTTATGGTGATATAATCCCGATTGGTTTGTTATAAGTCAAACGAAAGGGGGTGGATTATATGAGCCATTTTTATTCTGAAACGCAAGGACACCGAGGCGAAGCGTCAAGAGGTGGTACAAAGAGTTCTGGTATCTGGTGTAATATACGAGGTTGGCATATAGGTTGCTTCGTTGATATGTACTATGATACCAAGCGAAAAAGGGATATGGTCAGGGTGTATAAGACCCAAGGAAGTAGTGGAACAAGCGAACGGGTACTAATTGCCAAGTATTCAGAACGACCAAGCAAACGAGTTAAACCTGTTTGTTATAAGTCAGGTATGAAAGGGGGTGAATAATATGACACTCACACGCAAGGGGAACAAGGTAACTATGGAATTTGAGTTGATACCCGAAGGACAGGAGCGCACTTCAACGGGTAAGAATTTCAAGGCGTACTCAAGCCAAGGGTTCAAGTACGAGGAAGGGCTTGGCTACTCAATCAATATCATCTACGCAAAGAAGTAAGTCCGTACTACACGACAGGGCAGGAGAATAACACCTCTTGCCTTGTCTTGTCTTTATCTCTTGTATATTCATATAATCTATGGTATAATGCGTTACTATGAAGCAGTTATTCCAGAAAGGTTATAAGCCGAATAATAAGAAGTGTACTCATATACTCAATCAAGATACGCCTAATTCAGTTAGTTCTGATGTATCTGTTGTGTCCGCTACGCACGATATATCTATATCTGATAAGCATAAGTGTAATAGTATAGCATTAAACGGATATGACTATTGCAGATGGCATATTAAACATCACGCAGAGCAGTACACGGCGTTTTGTAACGACAACGCCGAACGGGTCGGCAAGTTGAAAGGGAAGTATCAATTCGCCAATGCTGATATACGCAAGGCGTACAACGACAAGGTCGGGCAAGGCGGTAAATTACTTGACCTTCGGGAAGATATTGCGTTGCTTACTATGTTACTTGAACGCCTGATAAACGCTAAAGGCACGGACAATAGCAAGGACATTATCAAGATAATTGACCTTCAACGCAAATGTATAGTCGCACTCAACGATATACGCAAGGCGAACATCAAGGCATTTACACAGGACAAACTTGAAACACTGATAGATAGATTGACCAATATCATCAAGACCAATATAGAACAACCTGAAACAAGGCAGAAGATTGCAATAGAGTTCGTGCAAGTGTCTAAAGAGTACGCAGAACAAACCGAGTGAGCCGAGCAAGGCGGTTCATTTCGGAAAGACGGGGTGGGTGTGTGTGTTAATCGAAGATATATCAACGCCCTGTCGCTTTGAGTTCAGCCCAATGTTCAACGCATTGAACAACGATTCCTGCGCGCACAATTTTACAATTTCAAAAAATCAAGGGGTACGATGTTAGACAAAGTGTTGTTACGGTTAGCGGACAACGTAGCCGGGGTGACTGAGGAGAGCATATTAGCGTTAGACCCGTTCGATTTCATATTTAAATACTGCCACACACTTGACCCTCACGATTTCACTAATCCGATTAAGAAGATACCAGATTTCCCGTACATCAGGCAGTTGATTGACGTGTTTTTAAAGAATAACCTGATAGCGGTAGTTAAGAGCAGGCAGCTGTTAGTGACCTGGCTGTTCTGCGCTATTCACGTCTGGTTATGCGCTTACCACAAAGGGCAATATGTATTTTTCATAAGCAGGAAAGAAGCGGACGCGGGGTTCGACACGCCGTTATCGCTATGTTCCCGGGCCCTGTTCATTTGCCAACACTTGCCGAAAGAAGTCAGGCCGCAGATACTCAAATCGTTACAACCGCCTGTACTGCGGTTCCCTAAGACGTTCTCAACGATACAAGGGGTCAGCCAGGATTCAGATGCGTTAAGGCAGTATACAGCCAGTTCGGTCCTGCTTGACGAGATGGCGTTCCAGGAGCACGCTAATGAAGCGTACGCCGCTATTAAACCTACAATCGACGGTGGTGGCAGGTTAGTATGCGTATCAACGCCTAATGGGAAGAACAATTTATTCTATAAGATTATTCAAGGCACATTGATATAGCGTCTCATTATTGAAACATATGTTGACAAATTGAAACATCTATGGTATAAGTGTTGACATAGGGCGTCAATCCGGGGAAGGACAACTATTATAAATATAATAAACCGCAGCCTTCCACCATGGGGGCGCCCGATAAATATGCAAATCGAGCAAAAGCCAAACGGGTTCACGATAGTCAAGCTACATTACTCCGACCATCCGTTAAAGACTGACGAATGGGTCAACGCGGTAAAACGCAGTTACCCGTCAGAAGACATGTGGAACCAGGAGCAGGAACTGGATTTCACGAAACAAATCGGCCGCAGGGCATATCCTTTCTTCCAGAAGTTTCATATCAAAGAATTACAGCACAACCCATACAAACATATTTTACGAGGCTGGGACTTCGGGTACCACCACCCCGCCTGCGTGTTCGCGCAAGTCAACGATAAAGACCAGCTTTTAGTGTTGCGTGAGATTATAGGCACGAACCAGACGTTAGTCGAGTTCGCTAAATCCGTCCGCGCCATTTCGAAAGAACATTACTCCACCAAATTCGACGATTATTGCGACCCGTCCGGCAGGGCTAAATCCGATAAGAACGAACGCACTTCAGTCGATATCCTGCGTACTTTCGGTATTAGATGCCGGATGAAAGATACATCCGTGATTAACGGCCTCAACCTTATCCGTCAGCTTCTTCTTAAACGGGACGACGGCGAGCACGGATTTTATATAGACCCAGGGTGTACTAACCTTATCGATGGGTTCTTCGGGGGATACAGTCTGAAAGAGAATTCGGAAGACCCTGATAAAGACGGGTGGTACGAACATTTATTCGACGCGTTACGCTACACCGCGGTCAACGTGTTCGACGAACGCCATTTCTCCCCGGTGCGTCCCGTGTTCCCCTGGGCGAAGAAACGCGACGTCGACGATGTGACGGGCTATTAGGAGGACGTATGGGTTCAAAAGCTGGATGGGAAAGTTACGTGGAGAAAGGAAAGAAACCCGGCAAGGTGCATAAAGTGATGAGCGAGTTCAAACGCGGTGAGTTGAACATCGGGAAGTCTAAAAAAAAAGTGAAAAGTAGGAAGCAGGCAATCGCCATCGCATTAAGCGAAGCGCGGAGGAAGAAATAATGCATAACCATAATTGCGGATGTAACCATGATTTAGCGTACTGCGGACATTGCGACGTAGTGTACTGCAAGAAATGTGGGAAAGAGTGGAAGTACAATTTTTACAATTACATTTATCCGTACACTTCTCCGTGGACATACGCGACGACAACTAAAGGTTACAATAACCCTACAGTCTCGTATTCAAGCTCTACGGATACAACTCAATGCACGCACCATGGGAAGTCTACTAAAGCAAGATAAAAATTATTCGTACACGAAAAAAGATTACGAACTGGCTGCGGTTCCGGAATCGGGAACAGAGATGACTAAATATTTTGAAGGGTGGCGGCCGGAGATATACAAAGACACTACAGGCAATAAGACTATCGGCTATGGGTTTAAACTTTCTTCTGCGCAGCAGTATCTCCCTAAAGACGTTTTAAACGGCACTCGAGAATTGACTCGAGCCGAAGCCGAACCTATTTTTAATATCATGTATAACGAAGCCCGGGACAGGGCGACGCAGTATGCGACCCCTGAATTATTCAACCAGTTATCTCCGCGCCAGCAGAATATTTTAATTGATATGTCTTACAACCTCGGGAACAATTTATTCGATTTCAAGAAGATGCAGAAAGCGTTGTTGCAAAAAGATTTTATCGGGGTCACTCGCGAGATGGAAGATAGCAAATGGTACGGCCAGGTGGGAAGGCGCGGCGTTTATCATACAAATAAATTCGTGGAGTAATAATGGCTAAAGACAAAGTCGATAAGAAACAGATGGAGAAAGCCGAGCAGCTCGAGAAAGAGGAGCAGTCGAAGTATAAGATATCCATTTCCAAAGTCAAGCAGCAGGAACTGGTGGATAAAATATGCTACCTCGTCGATAAAGACGAAGCTGACAGGAAAGAGTTTATCCAGACGCGGCAGGAATGCCGGGATTTATACGAAGGCAAACGGCCTCCGAAATCAGACCCATGGCCTAACTGCGCTAACGTGTCCACCCAAATCATCACGATGGTCGTCGAGATACTCCATTCCCGGCTTTTCCCGTCGGTATGGAACGAAAACCTGATTTACTGGAAGCCGATGGAGAAAACCGACCTCGAAAACGTCGAGAACATATCGAAGTTTATGAAATGGGTCATCAAAGACATGGGTATGCGCGAAGTGATGGACGATTTCGTGCATAACTTAATCCTCGACGGCACCGCGATACTCAAAATCAGGTGGACACCCGAATGGAAATGGGTGCAACGCAAGTTGCCGAAGAAAGATTTTTCTATCAAACGGATAAAGAACGTTATGATGCAGTGGTTTGGCGGGAAAAAGAAGGTTGAGACAGAGGAACAGTTGTACGACATCACGTACGAGTACAAAAAGTTCGAAAAATGCAGGATTGAAGTCATAGATTTGGAAGATGTAGGCTTCCCGTTATACTCCGTCCCGTCGGCGAGGGAGGAAGAGCTCGAGTATATCTGGCATAAGTTCTATCCCACTTACGAAACGCTGCTCGGTCTGCAGGATAAAGGCGTGTACGAGAACGTTGACGATATCGGCGACAACCTCGAAGAAGGTATACGTATTGAAGGGACCAAGAAATCGGATATTGACGCCGAACATACTAAAGTCACTCAGAACAAGTATAACCAGCAGTTAGAATGCGTCGAGATGTACATGAAGTACGAGGACGAGGATATCATAGTCACTATAGACAAGAAGACTAAGACGTTCCTCGGCGCAAAATCTATTTTCTCTATCTCTAAAATCGGCGAGAAACCGTTCGTCATCGGGCAACTTATCCGTCGCACTAACAGGATGCTCGGGAAAAGTATCGCTGAAATCGTTATGCCTCACCAGAAAGAGATGGATGCTATACATAACCAGCGGCTTGACGCAGGCACAATGGCAATCAACCCAATCGGGATTTACCGCGCAGGGTCAGGGTTTGAACCCGAGAAAGTGGATATTGAACCCGGCCTTTGGCTGCCTGTTGACGATATAAACGACGCAAAATGGATTGTCGTACCGAACAACGTGATGGTAAGTTTCCAGGAGGAGAAGATGCTTATGGAACTTATCGAAAAAATCACGTCAGTAGGCGCGTATCAATCAGGGCAGGAATCGGATGTAATCCGCTCCCGCGCGACTGCGCGTGGCACGATGGCTATAATCCAGCAGGGTGAAGTCAGGTTCAATATTTTAGGCAAGAGGATACAAAGCACGTTATCCCGCGCGTTGAACAAGATACTCAGGCAGTACCAGGAGAAAATCCCGCCGGGTATGGCGATGCGCGTGCTCGGTATTGACGGTGAACAGCTGTTCCCTGAGAACATCGCTCCTGAAGATTTAGCCGGCAACTACGATAGTTACCTCGTCATGGATTCCACGGGAGGAAGTAAAGACGTGGACAGGCAGGTTAAAGCTACCGCGTACCAGTTCTTCATGCAGAATCCGTTCGTAGCGAACAACCCTGCAGGCATGTGGCAGTTGACGTCAGATACGGCTAAATCCATGGGGATTGAGAACGTGGAAGAAATCATCGGGCAGAAACCCGTAGGGCCGCCTATTACCAAAACCGTGCAGGAAGAGAATTATCTCGCTATGCAGGGTCGTCCTATTAAAATCAGCGATACCGATAACGTGGTTGAGCATCTGATAGGGCATATGATGTTCCGCGGGTCGTTAGAGTTCGCGATGATGCCGCCGGAATATATCGCCGCGTTCGATGAACATTTATCGCAGACCAAACTGCAGTTAGCCAGGGGAGTAATCCAATCGCAGATGGGCGATTCCGCGGTACAAGCGCCGCCTCAACAGCCGATGAACCCTATGGCGTTACAGCAAGGAGGTATGGGTGGAAATCAAGCAGGAGCAGGTATGGGCCTTGGTGAACAGCCAGGGATGGCAGCTAATGCTCCAACGGCTCCAGTCTCAGAAATCCCAACAGGAGCGGGCGTTGCATAAATCGGTTGAAAACAAAGACCTACACTCAGCGATTGAGCATGAGGCTTCATATAAACTTTTGGAATGGGTCATCGAACTACCCCATACGTTGATGAAAGAGTTCGCAAACAGTGGCGATAACACTTAAACTACGGAGAATAAGAAATGGATGATGAAAAGATTATCGAAGGCGATGAGCAAGAAGCATCTGGAGAACAACTCCTGGGCGAAACGCCTGCGGCAGAAATACCGGCAGTAGAACAACCGCCAGTTCAACCCGTTGAACAACCCGAATCGGAGACTCGGTACCAGAAACGTATTGACCAGTTGACCCGCGCCCGGAGAGAAGCTGAAGAACGTGCGATACGCGCGGAAGAGCGGAACAGGATGTACGAGCAGCAACGGTTTATGCCGTCTGCTCCTCAATCTGCTCCTGCTAAATCCGAGGAAGATACAGTTGGCGAGATGCCGAGGGATAAATGGGAAGAATGGCATGCCGAGAACCCTGTTGACGCGATGAGGTACTTAGCCAGGGCTGAAGCGAAAACTCAAGCCGAAGCCAAGGCCAGCGAAGTGATGTCGAACATCAACCGAGCAAACGTCGTCCAGGAAACTATCGGTGAAGTGTTCAAAGCCCATCCTGAACTCAGAGAGGTCATGGAAGGGAAAAAGTTGCCGGAAGATTCAGAAGAGTGGCAAGTGTATGACGAAGTAGCGAGGGAAATGCCTGATGCGAAGTATCTCGTGAAAGGACCGTGGATTGTTATGAAAGAAATGGAACGCAGGATAGCTGAACGGAAAATGGCAGAAACGCAACGCAAGATATCTGATGAAGCTGCGCAAAAAGAGAACGACCGACAGAATCAGGTAAACGCGGGTTACACTGCAGGGTCATCGCCTAAACCGCCGGCTGCTAATGCGGTAAAACTGTCCCCGGAAGAAGAACGGATTGCTCGGAAGATGGGCATGTCTCCTGAAGAATACGCAAAGAACAAAGGTGGCAAGTAATGGGTATATTCCAAAAAGGAATCAACCCTGGTGCATATAGTGGCAGGCTGACCTGTCCCACGTGCAGAAGTTCCGCAATCCGGTTTGTTGAGAATTTAGGTCCTTACAGGCTTAGGTACCGGTGCCGCAAATGCGGATTACCGTTTCAATACGAAACCGGGCGGGATATGCTGTCTCATCCGTATGCGCCATTTAAAAAACATTGGCGTGATATAGTTGACCAGAAACCTTCTGGTAAACAATATCTCGTCCATAAGATGTTCGGGAGAAAATCTATTTAGGAGGTTTACAATGGCAATAGGATTTAGGTGGCATTACGATGTATCCGGCGCTGAACCGATTATCCGCGATATCCGCGTGTATAATGCAGGGGCGTTGGAGGACGGAACATTGATGGCTGCTGGCGCTGTTGCTACCGCTGAAAACTGCGGATGCGCAATACTTGCAGACGGAAACGTTCTTGACAATATCATCGGCGTACTGCAGGAAGATTTAGCTACAGCCGATACGTTAGGCGTAGTCGCAACAGGTGTTGATAAGTACGGTAAGATAATTATCAACCCTCTGGCGATTTGGCTTGGCAAATATTCTTTCCACGCTGATGACGATTCATTGAACACTTCTGCCGATTCTACCGGTAAAACTTTAACCGCTACAATGGTTACTGACCATGAAAGAAGCTGGGCGTATGTTACGGATACCGGTGTTTCAACAGGCGGATTCGGCAATTTGTTTCAGGTCGGTGCTTCAACTTCTACCACATCAATCACCGCTGCAACAAGCTATGACGATTATCTTAATGGCAACACCACATCAGACACTTTCATAGTTATGCCTCATCCGTGGTATACTGATGTTGCTGGCGGCGGAATCGATTTATCCGAAGCATCCGGTCAGAACGCTATGCAAATAGCGGGTTACGGTGGAACAGGCGCCGGTGCGGCAATGATACTTGAGAATTATATCCAGAGTTCACGCAGGTCATTAGCACCGTTAGTCTGCGCGCAGCATTCTGGTAAAAATTACAAGGACGAAGACCCTGATTTTTACGGGGATATCTTCTTCCCGACTCATTTGCTTCTCGGTGGAGTTGTGAATACAAGAACAATA